ATTAGGTATAACTGGCACAGCGTAACAAGGAGCAGATATAACAAAGCCAAGAAGAAGTAGCCTCCTCATTCGATAGTAAGATCAACGACAAACTGACCTGTTATCACGATACCTGTTCCCGTTCCAGGTGTCATCGTAATTGTATGGTTGTCTATTGCTACTGCTGCTGTTCCCACGCTTCCAGCACTTGTACTGGTGAGGTCTGAAAAATTTGGCACAGTACCTACTGTAACTGCACTACCTGGTGTAGCATCTCCTTCTAAATAGCTAGTAGAGAAACTAAATGCTTCTCCGCTAGTTGCTTGCGTTGCAGAAGGAAAAGTTACTGCTGGAACTCCATTAGTTACAGATCCGAAACCGCCTATTGTAGCTGCTGAATTAGAATCTACTGTTGTTACATTATTACCTGAGATACTATATGACGATCCAATCTTATCAGCCGTACTAGCTGCTGAAAGAGATTCAAACTTTACACTAGAGGATATATTGTGAGTCATGTCCGCATAAGCTGGTGCGGATAGCATGAATAAAAAAGGAAGTAGTTTTTTCATTTGATACCTACTTTGTTGTTTTTATTATCTACTATAGTATCTTTTTTCTTCTTTATCTGAAAACCTAGTGATGCAGTGCTAGCTGAAAAAATCGAAGCTATAAATGTGGGGTCAAAATCTACTATTTTCTTGCCAGATGGCGGTTCATAGTATGAAAGGGATAAAAGTGATGCCGACCACAAAAGTACGCAAACTTTCACAATAGTTTCGACTTTACTTGGTTCTTGATCTTCCATAAAAGTTAAGATTCTTGTCCAATACTAGCATTTTAGCTATGTTTGGGAAGTAACACATATTTTCTCCATGTATAAGATTCTAAAACCGATCTTAATGACCTTTTTAACGACAACTGCTGTCAAGAGATTGGTCGTAGATTTATTGAAATCAATAGCAAAGCAAACTACAAATACGCTCGATGATAAAGCAGTTGCAATTTTAGAAAAACAACTTTTTCCTCCAGCATGAAAATTACTAAATTTCTCAACATAGACATCGAACCAGCACCTCCAGAGTTAGAGCTAGAAATCGAAATGCAATGTAGAGAGATTATGAAAAGTAATGATTTGGATAATATAAAAAGATATTGCACTCATATGGTCAGAAAAAAATTTGACCAAGATATTTTTATGGCTTCTTTATTGAATAGATTGATAGAACTAGAAGCTAATCGTGTTGTAACAGAAATGAGAAAGGTAAAGCCTAAGAATCCTTTGAAGAAATTTTTTCGTATTCGTTAAGATATTTTTTTTCAAAGTCTTTAACTAACATAGATTCAGTCTTATCAATCTCAAAATTAAATTTTAAAATTGCCGTACGAATATGCTCTGAAACCCAACCGCCTTGTTTTGAAACAACTTGAGCTTTGTTTCTTTCATTGATAAAAATATAGTGGTCATAACCTTTTAGTTCTACATCTAAAAGATTTTTTTCAAGATCCTTACGTCTTATTTCTTTTAGTTTTCTTAGTTTTTTAGAGTCGCTCATTTTTCGTAAGTGTCAGGTGGAGTTGATAACCAATGTCGAACCCCATTGATGATCTTATAATTATACGTTCCATCAGTAACTATTTTTGGTTCGATTTGTTGTTGATTGAGTTTAGAAGTCTTGATAATGCCCTGCCTTGTAGTCGATTCTGAATAACTTTTTTCCAATTTTCCTCATCTTTCTTTAGAGCTTCATTGTACTCTTTCTCATCGATATTGTCTTGTAAAAATTTATAAACAATATCTCGAATCCAAGACGTAGGCTTAACTTTCAGTTGTTCTCTAATGTATTTATCAAAAAGTTCTCCTCGATTTATGTCTATCAAAACATGGTAATATTTTTTGTTTCCTCGAGGATTCTTACCAGATTGAGCCATGAATATCTTTTTAAGACTATATTATCACAATCTCGTTGTATTAACTTTTTAGTTTTTTATACTACCTATCGTTTTAGTCTTTCCAATTTGCATAATCTTTCCACCAAAGGTCTATTAGTTTTTCTAATTCTTTGATTCTTTTTTTTGCTGCTTCGATTTTCTGTTGTGTAGTCATAGATTCAGATTCTAATAATGTTATTTAGTGTTTTCCCTGGGGAGAGTGGCTGAAATTGTCCCATTCTCTATAATCACGCTCCACAGCATTGATTTGGTGTGGGACAAGGGTATGGGACAAGTAAAGTTGTCTCACGTTCCAATTATAATGGGACAATCTATCTTGTCTCACATAGTTGTCCCACTGAAATCTATTGGTACGACTAAGATTCTTCTAATGGGACAAGATATGCACCCTCTCCCCGTGCGAGGACTGCTCTATAAGACTTATTAGAATTATCATCTTCTATAAGTTCAATAAGACCTTTTTTAAGTAATCTTTGGAACGATTTTCTTATCGCAGCATCTTTACCATCAACCATTGGATCGTGAATCATTTGATTTATGGTATAAGTTTCAGGATGAATTTTTCTTAGCTTTTGAAGAACTTTATCTTGAACAGTTGTAGGAGATCCAGAATCATCAGAAACTTCAGGAGTATAATCAGCGATAGCGAAGGTAAGATCATCTTTCATCTTCATTATCATTTGAGTGCCCATTCTTCCAGACCTAGATTTTTCTATAGTAATAAATCTGCTATTACGACCTACTTTATTAACCTGTTCTTGGGTCGGTTTAGATAATTTCCAAGTTTCATCAACAGCATCTCTGATAGCTGAAGTTCCCCTAAATCCACCATTCTTATTAGCGTGATGAATTATGAGAATTGTAGTTCTTGGAAAGAGAACCCCGTTATTTCTAGTTAGCCAATACAAAGGTTGAGCAAAGTCTGATTTATTCTCATCAAAAGCTCTACCACCACTACAACCAATCAGAGAGTCAATAACAACTAGCTTCGGTGTATAAGTTTGCATCAACTTAATAAACTGAGCGTATCTCTGTAGCTGCCAATCAGTTTGAATCTTTACGTTACTTTCGATAGGAAAGTTAACTTCTTCTAGCTGTTCTTTAAGTTGAGATAATGGTTGATCGCCATTCAGCAATAGAACATTACCTTGATCTACAGGAACTTTACTACCTCTAACTAGGAAAGGATCTCCAGTAGCAATATGTTTTGCCATAGTCCAAGCACTCATGGATTTACCATCTCCACCAGCACCATATATAAGAACAACTGAAGGAGTAGGAAGAATGTCAGGTATCAAGTATTCCCTCTGAATATCTAATGCGAAAAGATCAGCTATATCAAGAATACCTTTTTGGCTTTCATATTGAATCTGATCGACAATAAGTTTTTCTAAAGATGATTGATCTCTATAGCCAGCTTTCAATGCCAAAGTATTTAACTTGTAATTCATCTCAGCAGGGTTATCCAACTCAAGAATATTTTTGGCACGTTTAATTACATCGCCAAAATCAAGAGTTGATGTTCTAACTTCTTGAACTTTCTTTTCTTCAGCTTCTTTGACAATTTTTTTATTTTCAGCAGAGAATCTATGTCTTTCAGGATCTTCTCTATCAGCCAACCAGATAAGAGTTCCCAATCCGATACCACCAGCTTTAAATGAATACCAAGCAGTAGTGCAGGGAGTATCATAATCTCCTGCATCTTCCCATTCAGCAGCAAAGTCAGGATCTTGAGCAGACCAGAATGACCATAAAGATAATCCAAGATCATTAGGTAAAGCAGAATGGATAGCCATTCCAACTCTGACCCAATGTTCCCTACTACCTAAACCTTGATGAGAAATAACTGATAGACAATCGTGAATGATTTGAGCAATCTCATCTTCTGTTCTATCGCTGAAATCTAAATCTTTTTTATTTTGTACTGGTTTTGGAGGAGCTTTCATCTCAGCCAATAACCAAGCAGGAGCTACAGGTATTTTTGAAAGATCACCAGTTAATGTATAGAAACCTTCTTCTGAACTATGTCCACCTGGGTAAGCACCAAAGATAACACCCTGCCTTCTACCCCAAAGTATTTCATAGTTTCCACCTTCTTCTTTACGAAGGCCATGACCCTTCACCTCACCCCATAGAGCTTCTGGAACGCTAAAGATATATTTTGCTGCATCTTTCTTAGTAGAAGTAATCTTAGGGGCACCTACAAGCGTTTCAGACCATTTTCTTTTCAATGCTGCATGGTCTTTATCAATATCGAGGATTACGATACCTTTACCTCTGATTCCTGTGTAAAGTCCAACTGCTTGTAGATCAGGATTCTTTTCAATAGCAAGTTCTACATCATGCTTATCAAAATCTCTTTCCCATGATTCTTCTAATGGGTTTTTACCCGTAGCCTTACGGCCTGATTTCATTACTGCATCTTTTTTATAGATAGGTGCATAAACTAGATTCTCAGGGAGAGTCTTGACGAAACTAATAATTGTCATGTATCATTCTATTAGGATAAGTGAAAACCTCTGATTTCTGTTCTGGTAATCGACAGACTTCGGAGGTTTTTTCATTTTAGGCTATTTACATTTAGCGGTCAAGCTATTAGAATGAGATTGTGCAAATATATTTTGCCCATTGATTACAAACGCTATTTAACAATTTCAAACTTATGAAATTTTCAGCCACTTTTGAAGAAAAAGTCAAAAAAGCAGAAGAGCAGGGGGATCGCCCACTTGTTTCTTCATATTTAAACCCATCAAAAGTAGATCCAAAAGAACCAGTTTCTTTCGCATTATTGGAAGAAGATCCCCTAATCTTTTGGAAAATTTACGGAGAGTCTGTTCACGGAGAGAAAGGTAAGTCTTTCAGATTTATGAGCAAACCAACAGAAGAAGAGATTCTTACTGAAATGGGTGGTTCTTATACAAGAGGAACAAAATTCCAAAGTACAGAGCCAGCAGAAGCAAAAGAAACATACGTTTGGCCTATCTATGATTATAAGAACAAAATGGTTCGTATCTTAGAAGCAGACCAATACCAAATCTTAAGCAAGATTAGAAAGCTATCTTTAAATAGAAAGTATAAAAATCTAATGGCATGGGATTTATCTCTTTCATTAGATAGAGAAGGTGGTCGTTGGAATTACGATGTTCAAATAGAGCCACAAGATGAAGACGATCAACCAGAGTTGGAATCAGCATGGGAGAAAGTTAAGTCAAAAGGTTTCGACTTAAAGAAACTTCTTACTTATGAAGACCCTTTTGGGGGATAATAAAAGAGTTAGATTTAAGTAGAAAACTGTCAGACCGCCCTCTGGCAGTTTTTTTATGTAAAGATTACGTTGCAAAGATATAAATTATAGTGTTACAATGATGGCATATATACCAAAAAACAAATGCCTCCACTATCTGACGTACTTTCGGATGCTAACTCTTTACAGAGAATTTCCATTCAAGTAACTAAATCGCAGTATGAACTGTTGAAAGAATATGCTCGCCCTGGAACTTCAATATCTTCAATGATAAGAAGAGCTATTGATGATATGTTTCAGCCAGTAATTGAACAAAGACTAGAAGAAATGAAGATGGAAAAATGGGAGAAAGAATCTCTAGCTAACAAAAATGTTATGCCTGAAGCTCCTGAAATGGAATTATGGAAAGATTTACAGCCAAAAGAAACAACAAATGCAGCGTCTTAGTTTTTTAAACCTTCAAAGTTACATTCACGAAAAAGGATTTATAGTTTTAGGCCATTGTTATAAATGCGATAAAGTCAGCTATAGATCAGAAGAAGAAGCAAAAATCATTGCAGCAGAAATGTGCAAGAAAGGAAAAGGCCATTCATATGCTTATGAGTGTCCTAAAGGCAATGGTTGGCACTTAACTTCAATGAAACCTAAAAGTCATAATGTACTTAAGTTCAGAAGAAAAAGCCATTCATATAGAAACAAAAAAGGTTGGCAAAGATTATGAGCATATATTTCAGATCATCAATGGGAATAGATTTTCCCAAAGCTCCATATTTAGGTCAGGTTTATTACGACTTTGACCTAAAGAGAACTTTCAGATATGAAGAGAAAGACTTTGGAGATTGCATTTTAAAATCAACAATAGATTGGTTTCATTGGGTCGACATAACTGAAAAAGATTTATAGATATGAAAATACCTGATAAAGTTCCCTCAAAACTTACTCTTGATAAAATAAGGTCTGCAAATGCAGTAACTCGATTTATAAACAAACAAGTAAGAAAAAAATACCCTAATCTTTTAAAACTTAGATACAGTTCTTATTTAGATTTAGAGGTTATTGTATATTCTTTGGGTCGTATTTTATCGGCTATAGAGAATGGAACTATAAAAATAAACAGAGATGATATATCGTTTGATGATATTAATGAAGTTTATAGGTTAACTACTATACAAGCCGATATGTATAAAGAAATCTTTTTAGATCCCTGGATTTCTAATAAAGATATGGCAGAACTTTTAGGAAAAGAACCTAAAACACTTAGAAAATGGATTCTTCAAGGATACAGGTCTGTTGGTAAAGAAAAAATATTAATAGTTGAGGGTGTTCATTACAAAAGAAAAGGAATTGGTAAGAGGAATTTTTATTGGAATTTTGTAAAATATTGGCTTAAAAATGAGCCATTTAATAAAATGTAATATTTTGTTTTATTAAAAACTAAGCATTTTTGTCCTTAACTTTTTGAATATTTACGAAAAGTTAGAACCATTTTTATAAAAAAATAATTTTAGAAAGTTTGTACTGATAAACAGTAAAAAATCTAATAAATTCGATTGCTATATTTTATTTACTTGCCATTCATTTATGATTAATTTAATGAAGCATATATTATTCTATCCAAATGTAGAAAGTATATTGCCTCGATCTACTACTCAAGAAGCACTTAAAAGAGTAGAAACATATTTACCAGTAAACAAATTAAAAGCGTTTGATAGTTTAGCTGCAATTTTTTGGGAATTTGTAACTGGAGAAATTGCAGAAGAACATAGTTTTAAATATGGAAGATTATGGATAGATGCTTTAGTAATACTTGCAATTAGATTCAGACCCTATTATTTTTATGATGAATAATGACAATCTTGCAATTCAGAAGAAAAGCGGATAAAGTTAGGAAAAATCCTTACAAACAAATGGCTCTTGCCTTACCTATAGATACGGATAGGCAAAATTTATTAGCAGGATTACGTCATTCATCTTTGGTGCGTGATGACTCAGGAAAGCACCGAGTTTATAGAGATGAAGAAGAAAGAGAATATCATTCAGTAACTTCGATATTAAAACACACTGCTCCTGCCGAACAAAAAGCAGCATTAATGAAATGGGCAAAACGCCCAGGTAATTTAGAACAGAGAGATATGGCTTGTAGTATTGGTACAGCAGTCCATTCATATTGCGAGAAAATATTAAAAACTGCGTCTATAATGGCAATAAATTCAGCTAACAAAAGGAATGGTTGGAAAACTTATGAAGATGGTCTGGCACGACCTAGCCAAGCAATTACAACATGGGCATTACAAAACGCCATTCATGGTAAAAATAAAATCCCAGAACAATGGGCGTGTAGTGAGTACACCAGAAATATACAACCTTTTTTAGAAGACATAAAAGCCATTCATCTTAGTGAATTTAATGTAAACCATTCATCAGGTTATGCTGGTCAATGTGATGCTTTAATAGATACAGAAAATCCTGATGGTCATTCAGAATTAACAATAGTAGATTTCAA